TTCAGAGCAACTCAAGAAAATTTAAATTATTCTGCAAAAGGTTTGATGGGTATTTTCAAAAAGTATTTCCCAAGCGAATCTTTAGCTAAACAATATGAAAGAAAACCTGAAATGATTGCAAGTAGAGTTTATGCGGATAGAATGGGTAATGGAAATGAAGCATCTAAGGAAGGCTACAAATTCAGAGGCCGTGGATATATCCAATTAACAGGTAAACAAAACTATACCGCATTTGGTAAAGCAATTGGTGAAGATATGACAGTTAACCCTGATAAAGTAGCATCTCATTACGCTTTACTTTCAGCAGCTTGGTTCTTCTCTAAAAACGGATTACATAAGATGGCAGATGGTGGCGCAAGTGATGCAGTAGTAACATCTATTACTAAAAGAGTAAATGGTGGTACAATTGGTTTGGCTGATAGAATTAAACACTTTAAAGAGTACTATCACTTACTTGCGTAATAGTAAATTATAATGGCAAAGTACACAAAAGAACAAATTGAAAAAGCAATTAAATCAAAAGGATACGTTTGGTTTGAAGATGCATCTAACAAAGGATTTGATTTAAACATCGTAGGTATCAGAAATTCAACAACCGGTACAAAGGTTACTAACGCATTTGATGATGCAATTTCAGTATCTTATAAAGATGGTGGAAATTGGATTTACAAAGAATGGGTGAACACAACAGACCCTGGAACAAAGGGAGTTAAAGAATATCATAATGCAGCTGGAGTTGCACGATTAGTACCTGGTCAATATAGAGGTTCACATACATTGGGATTACATCAAGGTAAATACGAAGCTCTAAAGCAACAAAAGCCGGTTAAGGTTTATAGAGATGCTAATAGAGATATGAATTACGATGAAACCAAAATTCAAGAAGGTATTTTTGGTATTAACATCCACAAAGCTGGTAAAGATTCTACATATGTAGAGAATTGGTCAGAAGGTTGTCAGGTTTTTAAAAGAGAAGCTGACTTCAATGAATTTATGACCATTTGCAAAAAGGCAGCTACTGTTTGGGGAGCATCGTTTACATATACTTTGATTGAATCGAAGGATATTGTATAATGAGGACTAAGCGTGATTCTATTTTAGAACACATAGTAGTACCTTTAGTAATTATTATGGTAATTTTAGCATTTGCTTATATAGCAGGACATGTGAAGATATCATACTCAACTAAAAATACAGAACGTTATGAAGCGTACCAATAGTTTTTTTAAAATAATAAGAATGTGGTAAGAAAGGGAGAGAAATCTCCCTTTTTTATTTGGCAGTATCAGATATTTTTCGTATATTTGATGAAATCTATCCAAAAAATGTATGGATGAAAATATTTGAAAAAAGATTTGGAAAGCTCAAATTTTATTCGTATATTTGTAATCTGATTATATTTATATATGATAGGGGTGTAGGAAAGACACCATAATAAAACCATAAAACTTAAACAAATTAAACTTTAAAACGTAAACAAAATGGCTATTAATTTAGATGCAATCAAGAGCAGACTTAACAAACTGCAAAACACCCAAAGAAAAACTGTAGAACTTTGGAAACCAGCACCGGGAAAACATCAAATCAGATTAGTTCCCTACAAGTTCAACAAAGAGAATCCTTTTATTGAACTTTTCTTTCACTACAACATTAACAACAAAACTTACTTATCTCCAATGAGTTTTGGTAGACCTGACCCAATCGTTGAGTTTGCCGATAAACTTAAAAGAATGGGTGATAAGGAAGATTGGAAAGCAGCAAAACGTATGGAGCCGAAACTTCGCACATTCGTACCAGTATTGGTAAGAGGTGAAGAAGGTGAAGGTGTACGTTTCTGGGGCTTTGGAAAAACTGTATATCAAGAAATTCTTGGTTATATGGCTGACCCAGACTATGGTGATATTACCGACCAAACTGATGGTAGAGATATCGTTGTAGAAGTTGTATCTGCAGAAGATAGTGGTACATCATATCCTGTAACAACTATCCGTGTGAAACCAAAAGAAACTCCACTCGCTGAAAACAAAGAAGATGTGGAGAAATTTCTTAACTCTCAAGTAGAAATTACTGACCTTTACCAAGAACTTACTTACGCTGAATTAAAGAGTGTATTGGAAGGCTGGCTAAACCCATCAGCACAATCAGACGATGAAAAATCAGTATCAACTGAAACTCTTTCATCAACTGCATCCGATGATGATGAGCCACCTTTTGACACAACTCCAGCTCCAAAAGCTGAAGCTAAGAAAGAAGAAGCAAAGAAATTAGATGATGTTGCTTCAGCTTTCGATGACCTTTTTAATTCATAAAATAAGTAAGAATATATGGCAAAGAAAGAACTCGATTTAGCCGAAGTATTGGCTGAATCGCTAAACAAGCAATCCAAAGAACAAAAGGTAGCATACTTTTTGGATACTGAAGATGCTCCTACAAATGTAGAAGGTTGGATATCAACCGGAGCATCGATGTTAGATGTGGCGATATCAAATCGACCATATGGTGGATTGCCTGTTGGTAGAATCACCGAAGTTACGGGTTTAGAGCAAAGTGGTAAGTCACTCCTATCAGCTCACCTTTTAGCTGAAACCCAAAAATTAGGTGGAGTAGCAGTTTTAATTGATACCGAAACCGCAGTAAGTAGAGAATTCTTAGATGCGATTGGTGTTGATGTATCAAAGCTACTTTATGTATCAGCAGATTCCGTAGAACAAATATTTGAGTTTATCGAAACTATCATTGAGAAAGTTAGATTAACATCAAAAGACAAGTATGTAACGATAGTTGTAGACTCCGTTGCAGCTGCATCTACAAAAAAGGAAATGGAAGCTGATTATGATAAAGATGGTTACGCTACCGATAAGGCAATTATCATTTCCAAAGCAATGAGAAAGATTACCAATATGATTGGTAGACAAAAAATTACTTTGGTATTTACCAATCAATTAAGACAGAAAATGAACGCAATGGCATTCTCTGACCCTTGGACTACCTCTGGTGGTAAGGCACTTGCTTTCCACGCATCGGTTCGTTTGAGATTGAAGGGAATGGGTTCTATTAAAGGTAAAGATAAAAATGGTAACGAACATATTGTTGGTATTAAAGTAAGAGCACAGGTTATTAAAAACCGAATGGGACCACCATTACGTTCCGCTGATTTCGATATCTTCTTTGACAGAGGTATTGATAACTATGGAGCATGGTTGGGTAGTTTGAAAGATAATAACTTAATCAAACAAGCCGGTGCTTGGTACACTTACATTGATATTGAAACCGGAGAAGAGATTAAATTCCAATCAAAGGATTTTCCTGAAATTCTCCAAACTCGTGAAGATGTAAGAGACCAGATTTACAAAAGAATTTGTGAATCACAAATACTTCAATATAAAAACAGCTCACTTGATACTGATAACTTAATTGATAGTTCGGAAGTATTAGGTGACTAAAACAAAATGTTATGAATCAGAATTTAATTAATATGTTACGCACATCCGCTGAGGCTGATAAAGCAAAAGCACTTTTAACTTTAGAACTTTTGGGAACTAAAGCAGTTGGTATTGGTGACCACTCTACAAAAGATTTCTACAACAACGCTGAAGAAGCACTTCAGATGTTAGTGGATTCGGATGATAGGTTGGAAACTATTAACAAATATTTTGCAAATCAAATCAACGGATAATGAAAGAACTCTACAAAAAATTACTTGGGGAGGTTGAGAAAGAGCACGAACTCAATCAAAATCGAACTAGAAATGGTAGAGTTCTCATCATAGATGGACTCAATACCTTCATCCGTAGTTGGACCACCAATCCCACTATGAATGAGAATGGTGACCATACGGGTGGGGTAGTTGGTTCATTAAAATCAATAGGTTTTTCTATTCGTCAATTTAATCCAACACGTGTAATTATCATCTTTGATGGTAAGGGTGGTTCTACCAAACGAAAGCAAATATTCGAAGGCTATAAAGCTGATAGAGGTAAGAATCGTTTTAGGGTTAATAGACAATACCCAGAAATGATGACTCAAGAAGATGAGCAAGTTTCTATGAAACGTCAATTCGTTTGGTTAGCAGATACTTTAGATTATCTTCCAATAACAACAATGATATACGATGGTATAGAAGCCGATGATACAATTGGTTATGTAGCAAAGCATGTCTTAAAGGAAGGTGAGGAATGTGTGATAGTATCAACTGATAAAGATTTCTTACAATTGGTAGATGATAAGACGAAAGTTTACTCACCAACCAAAAAGAAATTTTATGATAGAGAGTTGGTAAAAGAAGAGTGGGGAAT